TCATTAGGCGTACCAACAATTTGATTGGTAATTTTAGCTCTTGCAATGAGCGGACGATCAACAAATACTGGTTGCTTGTTGGTATTAGTAGCAGTCATCAGAGAAAATTATAAAGAGCAGAGGGATCTAACTTACCTGATCCAGATGCAAGCATACTATCCATCATAGCAGTAAGCGGATCTTTCTTTTGTTGTCGCTGCATTAAAGATGAAAGTAATTGATTAGTTAAATTAGGTGCTTGTTTTTTCTCTTTCTTTTCACCGGAATAGTAGTTATTAATTGTTAAAGGGCCTGTTCTATTCGGGTCAGCATTCGTCCATTGCTCTTCATCGAGTGTAACGCCTGGATAAGTTTGACCTGCATACTTTGTATCTCCATGCCCTGACTTCCCTAGAACGTTTCCTTCTTGGTCTGTCACTGCACCATAGACACCATAATCAGGTGATTGTGAAATTGTAGGCGTACGTCCGTCTTGTACTGCTAAATAAATAGGTGCACCTTCTGCACTCTTATCCCAAACATCTGTTCCTTTTGGCGCAAAATAGTCAAAGGAGCGGAAGCCTTTTCTTGGTGCATGTGCTCCAGCTGCCTTTTGTAATAAAGCTACTTTTGCTGCCAGCTCAGCCTTAGGATTATATACGGCATAATCCATCCCTTGATTAGAGAATACAATGTTACGTCCTTGTTGTCCGTAAAGGTTAGCCTTTGAATCAAATCTACCTACAACGTCTTCCCATGGAAGAGAAGCTGAATACTTACTATCAATATGATATCCCGTACCTGCACCCATACTTCCCTTAGGGCCGGTTACACCAATTTGTACGGGGCGATAGTTACTCATCTTTTTATTTTAAGGGTTAAATAACGAAATAGGATTAATCTTTCCACTACCTGGACCGCCTTTTAACATTTGATTTAACATAAGTTCTAAAGGATCACCACTTTGTTTATTATTTTGTTGATTTAGCAAAGAAGAAAACAGTGACTGTGTTAAACCTTTGTTCTTTTTTTGTTGTGTTTCAGTACCGTCACCGTAGTAGTTATTGACAGTAACAGCACCCGAGTAACCATCAGGGACTTGTGTTGTTATATTGCCTTTGTATCCTTCAAGAAAACCATCCGGATTAATAATTGATGGTCCGATTTCTTCTGCTGTTGGTGTAAATTTATCTGCTGCACCTGAACGATGTACTGACCAAGCACCTAAGCCTTGCTGATCATAAATGGCTTTAGCAGCTCTAGCGTTAGTTAGAGGATCGAATAAATCTTCATTACTTTCTAAACCTAAGTTTTTTCTACGTTCATTTCCCATTCCACCAAGCATATTAATTTGAAACAATCCATAGCTGTTATCTCCAGTTGCTGCATTGGGATTATGTGCCCTTGGGTTCAAGCTAGATTCTGCATTTGCAATACTAACCATTCTTGGGATAGTCGTTTCATCAAAACCTGCTTGCCTAAGTAAGTTTGCTACTGCTTTGTTATTTAGAGTATTAGGCATGGCGCAGGTAATAAGGGATAGAAGACCACAAAAAAAATTCAAAACAATCAGGGTTTAAAACGTTTAGAGGCAGCTACGGCAGCCAATGCTTTATCTAGCCTTGACTGATCTTCAACTGCTTCAAAAGGATTATACATAGGGTTAACATCTAATCCCTGGATATTTTGTACCTTATTACCAAACGCAGTGGCTTCTGCTGCATCCTTTTCTGTCATTGATCTTGGCGCTTGAATGCCTCCTTGAACAATAAAATCTTCAGGTGTTTTAGTATAACGCTCAGGGAACGTAGCTGCCATCAGAGGGTTATAAGACTCTTCATACATCTGTGGATTAGCAGCTTGATGGATTGCCATTCCCATGTCTCTAACGGCATTCATCTCTTCTTGTGTCGTTGCCTTGGCTCTGCCTTGTTCATATGCAGCTAGCTTTTGCTGCAGTGGATTTGCTACTACAGCTTCAGGAGAAGACGGTAAGTTATTAGGGTCAGGAACGAGAATAGTCTCTTCAGTAGTTACTGTATTGCTAGAAGGAGTTAAAAACTTTTTCTTTAACGCTTCTCTATTTGCATTAGCGTCCCATATGACACCTGTTCCATTGGGATTAGGCATCCAGGATCCTTTACCTGTGTCTACAACTCCTTCCCCTACACGTGGACCTGCTTTTACTCCACTAATACCATCGGGTGTTATGTCTACATAGCCACCTTCAGTTGTGTATGGCTTAGCACCAAATGAACTTTCTGGTACTAAAGAATCAAATAAGGCTCCCGCACCTGCAGCTCCAGCTCCATAACCAGCTATGCTGGTTACAACTGCGCCAGGGCCTGAAGGTAATCCGAGTAAACCTGCTCCTGCAGAACCAAGAACACCTCCACCAATTTCAACACCTCCTTTTATAAGTGAACGTAAAGGACTGCGTCCTTCTTGTTGTGCATTATACGCATCAAGTCCAGTAAGGCCAACGTTCACAGCTGTGTTGATACCTGGAATAAAACGTGCGCCTGTTCTAAGAGCTCCTTTGCCTGTTTGTTTAACTGCTGTGTTTGCTAGCGTTTTTTTTAACGGGGAATACGGTGTATTAAACGGCCTGGGCGCAGGGTTGCGAGGTGCATTGTAATTAGGTGTGCCTGTAAGTAGTCCACCTCCACTAGGACCAAGGCGTCCTCCAACACCACTTTTAGCAGCTAACTGTTTCTTCAGGAGATCTTCAAAGATACTAGCCATGGCTATCTGTAATTAACGTGGAGGTAAAGGTTTGCACCAACTGCTGTATCAGCTGGGCCTGGTAGAGCCATAATAAACTCTGCTCCAGAACGTTCATATCGATAACGTGCCTGGAAAGGATCTTTATAGTTAGGTACGTAAAGAATCTGTGCAAGACGATTAGTCTCATACAGATACACTTCGTCCCATACTTTTAAAGCTTCCTTGACATTACTAGAACGGATCGTACGATCAACGTCTCCAACAATGCCTTCAACTCTTGTACTCGGTGGTTGGAAATCTGTTTCAAAAGAAGCTAATTGCGTCTTACGTTCAGCTGCATCACAACGTCCAATCTGATAAACAAGTTTATCTGCAAACACTGAATCCGGTACGGAATTCATTGCTTCTTCTAAGCTCGCATAGTCACCTGCTGGAACACTAACAATGTAGTAACCCAGATGGTATCTAATACGACTCTTATTAAAGTTGGATAACTGTGACACTTTCCACAACCGTATCCTTTCATTATAAATTAAAAAAGCCCCGAAGGGCTTTGATTAAACACGAACAAGGTCTGCAGCAAACACAGAGTCCCAATCAACTCGTGAAATCTGTCGCAACTGTTCAAGATTATTAAACCTTTCACCCGACAAAGAAGATTGCAAATCTTTAATATCTCTGGCTGTTTTTATACCAACTCCTTTAATATGATCAGCGATCATTTGAGCAGTTGCGCCGTTGATATTTAAACGAGTTTCAGTTGGAAACTTGCGTGGTTCATCACCTTTTGCTGCATCTTTAACTTGAAGAGTTTTGACTTGTTTCGTCGCTTGCTCATCTGGGACAAGTTCTGTTTTATATACAGTGAAGACCTTACCGTCTTGGTCTTCGACCATGAACCAATCTCCTTCATCCCATTCAGTTACAACTTTAAGTCGTGCCCCTGTTCTGTTGTGTTTATAAAGCATAGGACCAGCATTTATTTACTGGTCCTATCTTAGCTTTATTTATTAAACTTTTGCAAAATTACTAGGAAGCAATTCTGTAAGGGAGGTACTGCTCAAGATCGTCGTACTCAACAGATACATCAGGCTGGACGAAGCAAACTTCAACCAGGATGTAGCCGAAACGACCAGCTGCTTTGTCAGCATCAGAGATAGCCCAACCACCGTTAGTAGCGGTGGAGTTAGTAGCTGCCTTTGAATAGACGCGGAACGTTTGATCAGCTGTGTACTCTTTATAGAGCATTGGAGCTGTCAAGGTTGTAGCAGTCTGGAAGGGGTTAGTACCCAGTCCGCCTGTGCCTGCAGGGATGTTGTTTGATACGGCAGTAACGTTAGCGCCTTGTACAACACCAGAGAAGGTGGTAGGAGCACTAGCGGTACCAGGACCAAAGCCGATCACCTGAGTAGCACCGGAGGTGGTGATGCCATCAACAGCTACACGTCCATCGCCCCAGCCACTGGCGACTGAAACAGAAGAACGATAAACATAAGCAGGACGGTCTGCAGTAGCGCCGACAACCATGCCAGTGATGTTTACACGAGTATCATCATTCTTATAAGGAGAAGGGATGATGACTTCGGCAGTAGTGACATAACCGTCACCAGAAGCATTGGTTACAGGAACATAACCACGGAGCTGGAAGAAACGCCAGCCGGGATTAGCCAGTACAGAAGTAGGGCCGCCTTTAGAACTATCGTTGGTTCCACTTTCGTTGGTATCGATATTTTGATACCAACCGTTAAGAGGCTCAGCCATATCGGCTGGATAAATTTTCTTAGCAGATAAGTATGCCATTTACATTCTCAATAGAGGTTTATAGATTTAACTTACACCACGCCATCGTCAGACAGGAAGCTGAATGCATTGGTAATGAAGTCCTTGTTCAGAACCTCGAAACCTGCGTAAAGCTGCCAAATCAGAATGATGAAGCGACTAAAGTCATCGTTGTTGTTGATGAGCACTTGTGCGTTTGGACCGCCGATACCAACACCAACTGCCTGAGGACCAAAGAAGTAGCCTTGTGCAACTTCCTCAGAAGCATAATTAGCACCTGCATCAAATGATGCACTAAGACTCTTATTGGGGAAGTTGGTTGACTCGAAGAACTTAACGCCTTCAAACTGAACGCCAGTAGGCATGACGGGCTCACCAGCAAGGAAGTAACCTTGGCCAGCTTGTGGTCCCATGTAGAAGCTACTGTTGTTAGGCATCATGGGGTTGGACATATACATGCCCTGACCAGGATTACCTGCATAACGCGCAATCTCACGGAAGTCTTCGTCACGACGCAGATGCATCATGAACACGGGATCGCAAATACAACGATACAAACCATCAGCGAAGGTAGGTACGTTGCGCTTACGAAGATCTTTTACGACTTCAAGAAGGTCAGTACGGACAGAGAACTGTTGTACTTGTGCAGTATATTCTGCAGCTGTGTAAGAAACACGACCTTGTGTATCTTTGGCTTTATCACCAGCGAAGTAGTAACCACCTTGCGTAGAAGATGATTGACCTTGTGCTTCTGCTTTGGCAAGTTCGTCAATGAAGACGCGGTCACGCCAACGACGATAGTCATCAAGCAGCGTCAAGCTACCGATGGACTGGTGGAACATGTTCAGGTTGCCGGTATCAAGCAGCAAACGCTGAGCAGTGATCAGAGTTTCACGAGCAATCTTAAAGGTAGAAGGCTGTGTAGGATCACCTGGGTCCGCAGGGCCGGTGTACTCCTTAAGCACAACAAGCACTTTTTCTTTAGTGATGTTGCGGCTATTAGCAGTACCAATAGTCTGGTCTGAGATACGCTCGCGGCTATCTTTGGTGCCGGGCGTTCCCCAGAACTTGTAGCGATCCAGCTGAACGGTCTGGCCAGGCTGAGATGTGAAGTCATGTACGACCACAGGCTCAACGGCCATCTCGCAAATATAAGCGGGATGAGGGCGGTATAGTTCCGCACCTAAAATCTTAGGAAAATCGTTGTCTAAGAACACAGTCTTTTATCCTCCAGTTCGCAGGAATAGTTTTGTCGGATGAAAGATCGGACAAAAAGTCCTATCTACATTAAATTTTAGCAGTCTGTAATACATGTACTGATTAATACATGGGTAACTGCTGGGTTTGCATACTCATACGCGAACCTTGTGTGTTGCTTGATCCAGGTGATTCAGGGTCAATAGCGAGACCAGCCATGTTTCCAAGGTTGGCAACACCACCACCAATCTGTCCACCTAATCCTCCGGCAGCTAATAAACCAAGTGCAGAAACAGGAGCAGCAAGATAAGGATCTACTTTGTTAAGTCCTTTTTTTAGTCTCTGCATTTCTTGTGACTCTTTGGCGCTAAGAGGAATATTAGATATCCTTTCCGGTGGAACCATGTTCTTCATGGTCTTAACCACGCCAGGGCCTGTTAAGAGTTCAGGGATTTGTGAGCCAACACCAGCTCCTAATGCACCAGCACCTAATGCTTCTAGAGCAATACGTGCAGCACCTTTTTCTCGTCCTTCTTCAGAAGCGAGGTTTCCTCCAACAGATAAACCGGCGGTAGCAAGACCACCGGCTGCTGCTGACTGAAGAGGACTACTTGTAATGCCGTTTAAAAAACGACCTGCAAGTTGTCTCATTCGATCACTCCATTACGAAAAGCTTATTTGCAATCGCTTGAGGAGATGCTTGGTTGATTACACGCCAGGCTTGGCTAGGATCTTGATCCATCTGTTGCTTGAAGGAGCCCCAGAAATCTTGGGGAGCTTGTGGTGCAATTGCTTGTGGGGGAGCAGGTAGACCAGCAACATTATTTTGCTGCATAGGAACAGCAGCAGTTGGATAACCAGGAGTAGCTAACTCAGCTTCAGATTCATACACGGGGTATGGACCTTCAGGGCCAAAGAACTTAAGCGTATAGTCACTCAAGATATCAGGATTAGTAAGCATCTCGTTATAAGCGAGATTCTCCTGGTGC